CTGCGAATGGGAACATAGTTGCATACAATCCAGCTGCATCAGATGGTTCTGAAAATCCAATAGGTGTAGTGGTTTATGCAGATGCTGCAAGTGGCAATTTAGCTAACATAGCTTTCAGAGGAACATTTGGTGATGTTTTTGCTGCTGTAAAAACAACGGATACTTTTAGTGGTGATGGTGCAACAACCGAATTCACACTTTCACGCGGCGCTGTTAAAGTGCTTAGTGTTAAAGTTGGTGGTGTAGAAGTAACGGACTATGAGGTTGATGGTACTACTCTTACTTTTGGAACTGCACCAGCTTCTGGTGTTGACAATGTTGAAGTAGTCTATCTTGGTAAACCAGACAGCACGGATTTCTGGAAACTTGCACCAAATATCTTGATAGAAACAGTTACTGAGTATTAAGTAAGGAGGGATAGATAATGCTTGAACCAACCAAGAATTGGCAATATTTTACAGAACTCGTGAGAGTTCTTGATGTTGACACTGACTTTTTGACCAAATCATTGATAGGCAATATCAATCTTAGAGGTGGCAATTCAAAAGTTTCTGCAAGTCCGATAGAACACATAGAATACGAGTATGAGACTGTCCCACTTTCTGCTGCACCATTAAGAGGTTTTCATGATGATTATGTTCCTGTATCAAGCGCAACACAGAGAAAGAAAAAGGTCGTTAATGTCTATTCAATACCACTCGAAGATGATGTTGACCTGAAAGGCGCATTTGACTTTGTGCCTGCGCCTGCAACTGACACTCAGGCTTCATTTGCAAAGCTCAATGATGTAATTAAAAAGCAAATTGCTGACAAGCAAGCATTCATGAAGAAGATGGTAGCAAGAAGAATTGAGGTAATGCTCGGGCAGATACTGAAAGAAGGAAAGATAACTTATAATGATGGTGTATTCAGCATAAGTGAAGATTTTGAACTTGATCCAGAAATGTTCTATACAGTTAGCACTTTGTGGTCTGATGCAAATGCAGAACCAATGAAAGACCTTATGGATGCAAGAAAACTTTATAGCAAAAAAACTGGTGCTGCACCTGACTTGATACTTGCTGGTGAAAACGTTGTTGATAATCTGCTTTACAATCCTGACGTAACTTCTAAGCTGAATGTAATCAATGCTGACTACGGAATGGTTAGACCAAGGTTCAACGACAGTAATCAGAGCATGTATCTCATGACTGTAAGAGGCGTCGGTGAAATCTATTCTTACTACGGTGCATATGACAGTTCTGGTTCTCTTGTTTCTTATCTTGATCCTGACAGAATTTACATGGTTAACACAAGTTTCTTTAGACTTGCTTATGGTGGAATTTACAGCACATTACTTGACGGAGTAAAGGCGCTTGACTTCTTCTCCTATGTTGATGAGAAACCAAATCACAGAGGTTACAGATTGTTCCTTGAATCCAAACCAATGCCTTACGTTGTACATCCAAGAGCAATTCTTAGTATAAAAGTAGTGTGATAGACGTGCGCGAGCACGTCTATCACCTTTAGAGGTGATTTAGATGTACGCGACACCTGAAGATTTAAGAAAACGTTTAGACCAAAGAATAGTTCAATATCTTAGTGATGAACTTGAACTTGGAATTGAGAATAGTGAAACAATTACTTCTACGATTTCTGGCGCTTCTGCTTATATTGCAGCGATTTTACCTGAAAGATTCAAGAGTAATGTTGAGTTTGTAAAAGAGCTTGAATTGCTCAAGGCTATGGCAATGCTTTACAGAAGATTTGGTTATTTCTCAGAAGCTTCTGTTCTTGAACAGCAGATAGATAATGATATTAAGCTTGCGATTGATTCGTCAGTTGAATCTGGTAGGACTGAGTATAACAGAGACCCAAAGTATTACGCTGAAAATCCGATAGTGCCGCTTAATGAGTGGAGGAGTGCTTTCGAGTATGATGAGTTTTAGAATGAATGTTAACATGGAAGGGTTAAAACAGTTAAGGGGTGAAGTAGAGAATAAAATAAAAGAAATTGTTCACATTGGTGCAATAGGTTTAGGTGAATATGAGCGTGGTGTTTTCAACTCACAAGGTAAGTTAGCTGGCTCTGAATGGAAACCTATTACTGAGCGAACAAAGAAAAAGAGAGCAAAATACGGTGTGAATCCTAATAATCCTATATTGCAGGCACGTGGTGTTCTTGTGAGAAGTTTTAATACAGGTTATACTGTAGGTTTTCCAGAATCAGAAATAAATTTAAAGTTTGGTGTTGTTTTGAGTGAATGGGATGAGCATCGTATAGATTTAGTTAAGGCGCACCATGAAGGCAATCCGCCTAGGTACCCGAAACGACCGTTGTTTACTTCAGAAACAGCAGTTGAATATGTGACGCGGTTTATAAACGAGAAGGTGAGCTAATGGCGTTATTCGAGAGTGTTTATCCAAAGGTATATGAGACTTTTTTAAGCATTTTAGAAGAAACATTTCCAGAGCATCGAATTTATCCATATGAGGTTTCAGATATTGATAGGATTGTTTTTCCGTATATTGTGGTGTATCCATACGCAATGCCACGAAAGAGGTATCTGAAAGACCAACGAAATCTTGAATTTGATTTTCGAGTAAGATTTGTTGACAGACCACCTGTTGGCAAGTCTGTTGAAAAAACGCTCGAACTCCTTGCTAATATCGGGAAGTTTATTGATAATTTTGATGCACGTTACTATGATATAACTATTGATGATAAAACTTATAAGTTTTTGGGGGATACGCAAGATATGGGAGTATCAACCACTTTTGTACGAGACAATACTTATGTTATAATTGGTATGAGCTTCGTGTATCATTTTGAGATTGCTAAGTATTGAGGAGGTGAAATAAATGCCGCTTTATACATCAGCGAGAGTATTTGATAGATATTCAAACGCTCGAACAAGAGGTTTCAATGGTTATGCTTCGTCAACGGATAGTGTTGGTGTAACTGATTACAGTGGTATTTTGCTTAATTCAGAAGTACAGATACCACTTCTTGGGACAGGCACTTCTTTTACTACTGTACCGTTTCCTGAAAGATTGAGTGCTTCTGCGAGATATGGAGATAGAGTAACATATTCAGCAACGATTATTGGGTACAAAGACAGTTCTTTTTCTATTGCCACTAACACTGATTTAGGTGCTGTGCAAATACATTGTGGCAATGAATTTAACTGGAATGTGTCATTGAGCTATGACGGCCCTGCTTGTGGAAAGTTGCGTGTTAGTGGTATTAGTGGTAGTTTAACTATCTATCAAGCTGGCTCTGCTCCTACACAATCATGGGCTTATTTTCCTGGAACAGCGCCAAGCGGGACTGTAAGTGAAGATGGTGTTGATTATAGTGATACAGAGGGCGAAAGATATTATACAACGTGGGAAGTTATGGGCATGAGTGGTATTCCATGGTCTGATTGGGTAGATATACCAGTTTAAGGGGTGATTAGATGACAGTAGAGATAGGCAATTTGAAGATAGATTTTAGAAAGCCTGCGGCATTTGAAGCCGTGGGCTTTGTTCCACTTTTTTCACGTTATTTATCTGTTATTGAGGATGCAAGGAAAGCTTATGAAAAACAGTTATCAGCCGCAAAGACCGATGAGGAAAAGAAAAAAGTTGAAGAAGATTATTTACTAAATCGTGAACGCATGCTTGCATCCTATTTTAGAACTTTTGATGCTTTTACGAGAAAGGAGCTTGTTAAATATATTGCAAGCTTGATTGTTGACTGGAATTACAAAGAGAAACCAAAACCAGAGATTATAGAAAATTTGCCACCTATGCTTTTATTACCACTTTTTGAAAATGTTGCAGTACTTACGCTTTTCGGGGATGATACTTCTATAAATTTTTTCGAAAGCATATCAGACTCGCAAAACGAGAAGGAAACAAAGGAATAATATACATCACAAAAAAGTATATTGAGAACTTAATCAAGACATCATCGAATCTTACATCTGACCAGCTCATGTTTTTAACGTTCCTTGAGCTTGAAGTTGAGAAGGAGCTGATTGATGATGGCAAACGTTGAACTTAATTTAATTTTCAATGCAAGTGATGTTTTTAGAGCTCTGGATGAATTAGAAGCACGGCTTGCTAAATTTCAAGGGCAAGCTTTTCAGCTAAATATTGGTGGTAATTTTCAATCAGTTACGCAACAGGCAAAATCATTATCGAATGTTCTGAATGAGCTTAGGACAAAAGGCGCAATTGATATTAAAGCCACTTCGAATTTGTCTAATACTGTAAGGCAGATAAAAGACGAAATTGATAAAATTTCTGATAAAAGAATATCACTAACGCAAGTTGGAAGCCTTTACATGTTATCTAATGTTTTCGATAGATTTGCGAGCAGATTAAGTTCTATTTTTGATTCTGCTTTTAATGCTTTTCAACAGTCTGCTACGGCTTTGCAGAAAACAAGGATTGTTTCGGGTGCACCAACAGCTGAATATGATAAATTTGTGAGTGAACTGCGAAAGTTAGCACCACAAGTTATGATACCCTTTCCAGACCTTGCTGAGATTGCTTATTCCTTTGCTACAAGAGGTTATGCAAATCTTGCTACTGCGCCTGATGTTTTGCGCCCGCTTGCTATTTCATCGCTTATAACTGGCGAGACGCTTGACACTATGGCACGTTCTATATTGAGTTTGATGCAGTCGTGGAACCCACGTTCTTTACAGTCGCTCGAAAATCTTGCACCGATGCTTGTTAGACAATTTTCAGACTTGATGAGTTATGCATTTGCAAAATCACCATTGGAAGTTAGATGGTTTAAGGATATTGCAAACTATGCAGCGCCTTTGTTTGCACAGTTAGGATATTCGCCAGCAGAGACAATGGCATTCTTCATGTCGATGGCGCAACAAATACCGACACCAGGAATTGGTGCGCGTTCCGCAAGGATGTTGCTGTTCAACGTTCAGGATATTGAAAAAAGTTTCAAGATTTATGAAAAGTATGGTATAGATGCTGCTGGAATATTCAGAGAAGTTTCAGAAAATGGTGGCACGCTTGCAGACGCATTCAAAGCGTTATATGATGCTTTGCAGTCGTTGCCAAAAGAACAGCTTGTTAGTGTTTTCAAGCAACTTGGTGGTGGCGTACGTGGTGGTATGGCAGCAATGATGCTCGGGCAAGGCGAGTTGCTTGAAAACATTTCAACATACATTGATAAGCTTACACGTGAATCAATCGGTTATACTTCTATTGTTGCAGCACAGTATCGTACCACACCTGTTGGTATCTTTGAATCTGCACAAGCTAATTTGACTGCTAAGCTTAGTGAACTTGGTGAATCTGTTGCAATTGCAAAGGCTGCTTTGTTGGAATTTCAAGCTTCACTCATTGATGTTGTTAATAAGTTGCCAAAAGGGATTGTAGCTTTTGGATATGGTGCTGCACAAGGCGCACAGTTTTCATCAAGGTATATAATTGATACAATAGCTAATATTGGTCTTGCTTCTTATGTTACCAAAATGCTTGGTAGCGGTGTGCTATCTTCACTTATCACAGGCGGGTTGATAAGTGCAGCAATTTTGCCATTAGTAGCAGGTGGTTATACTGCTTACAAATATGTTCAGGCTAAGCAGGTGAGCACTGAAGCACGAACTGTTCAGGAAGCTATTGTGGGCGAATCGCCAGTAGAGGCTGCAGCAAGAATTTTAAGAACGCTAGAGACAAAATTGGAAGTTGCACCTGGCGAACCGTATGTTATTATGCCTATTTCTTTACGGGCATATGAGTTTGAAACGCTGGAAGGAAAACAAAAAGTTTACAATAAAGAAGCATTTATGCCAATTCTTTCTATTCTTGAAGAGTATGGTAACGTATTAGAAGATAGTGTGATAAGATTTTCAGGGAGGCTTGGAAGCGGTTCTTCTACTTTTAGAAAGCAAGCTTCTGAATTAGAAGTTGCGGCTAAAAGTTTCTTTAGTGATTTGTACAAAACTTTCAGCTTTAATGAAACACAATTTGCTGATGTTAGTGGTTGGGAAAAGATATTCAAAAAAATGGGTTTGGAAAATGCAGATGTTCTGACTTCAAACGTTGCTACAATAATTGATCGTTTGAAAGAAGGTGGAAAAGGAATACTTAGTGATAAGGGTGTAGCAGCAGGTTTGCAACAAATTATAGCGGCAGGTTTGATAGAAAAGGCAACAAGTGCTGAAGGATTTACTGAGTTTGTTGCAAGCATATATAATATTGACCTGTCTATGCAAGACATAGAGGCTTTGATTTCTACAATTGCACAAAGTATTCCTGAAATATCGCAAAAAGTTTCAGAAATAGCTTCACAGCAAACAACTAGGCAAGAACCGAGCTATGCAAGCTTGCTTGATTTGTGGCTAAAGGGTGCAATAATGGAGCCTTCACTTATGACTGAGTTGCCAGCATTGAAAGCAGGTGATTGGCCTGTCGAACGAACATGGGTTAGCGGAAATTATGCAGATACTGTTGCGATAGGTTGGAAAGTTCTAACACCAGAAGCAATAACAACAAGCGCGAATTTGGATGCTGCAATAAAACCAAGTTTAATATTCCAATGAGGTGGTAGCATGTTTTGTCCTACTGTGAATGGCGTTCAGGTTATAAAATCCAATTTTACGATATATTGGGGGATTGAGCCAGCACAATTAACTGCTACTGTTCCATTCGAGACGCCACCAAGCGAGATAACATATGGTGGATATAATATATCTCTTAACATGCACGTTATAAATTGGACGAAAGTAGAAGAAGGGATATATATTATTCAAGCAGCAGATGACCCTTATTTTTGGAAAAATTTACGCTTGACTGTGAAACATGATGATCCAATTAATGGTGTGCCAATAGTTGTATTTGCTGATGCTATTGCAAACGAAACAGGTTGGACAGTTGAACTTGAAAGCGATGAAGTTGTTCCTTATTTACTTTTTTCTGGTAGTGTTGTAGAAGCTATTGAGGTGTTAGAACGTTTAAGTGGTAAATTTGCTACGCTTGACCATTTGAACAAAAAAATTGTTTTTGTTGACTCTATACCAAACAACAATGCGCCAGAAGGCATTGTGATTGAAGAGGGCAGTTCTGCGCCAACCGCTTCGAATGTTGTATGTTATGGCACTTTGCTTAAACTTGCGCAGGACAATTTTTCTGCTGCATCAGAAATGGGAATAGATGAGTTCAAGTTTCTTGATATGGCTGTTCCGCCTGAAGGCTGGGAAATAACTACTGCTACGCCTTTAGGAACTTCTGAAAATATTGTAGGTACAGTTACAGAATATTATGATGACTATAAGCCTTATGATGCTGGGGTGCAATTCACGACTGTTTCTAAAACTACTGAATTTGTAGAACGTGGTGTAAACATTGTTTTTATAGCAACTACGCTTGCTTTAAAGCAAGATGAAGTTTTGCTTGTTCCACCAATTGCTAATTCTGTCAAATCTGGTGATGTTACTCTTGAGGTACAAACACGAGAATTTGGCGGTGAAGTTTATTTCGATGCGCCATCAGGAGCAGCAACTATTGATATAAAGACAGGAAAGCCTAACGTTTCTTATATTTCTTCGCAAATTCCTAATGAAAGAGTGTTCTTTTTGGCAAATCCAGATAGTGCTTCCACCAAGGCAAATGAAATACTTGATACGCTTTCTAGTGATAGCGTAGAGGGGATATTTATAATAGTAACACCAAATTATTCAAATACTTCTGAAACTACAACAAGCGACTATTATTTTGGTTTTAGGGCTTTTGTTATTGGAAGAGTTTTCGTGCCTTATCTTATATACCAAAGAGTTACTGAAAAAAGGGTTGTTAATGGTGTTTTACGTGAACATCAAGTTTCTGGTTTGAATAGTTTGCCTGATGCTCCAGTGGTGGATAATGCCTTTATATCGCTTTATTTACGAGAACGCTTATTACGCAACTTGCGTTTCAAAGTGCTTCTAGATGGATATAGAGTAAAGTTTCCATATTTCGTAGATGCTTTTGGTAATCGAGGGAAAGTGCTTGACCCAAATCAGGATAGTACTATGTTTATTCAGTTAAATGAAGCGCCAAGCATAGAAGCAGCAATAAGCTATGCTAAACTTTCGTTAGATGTGTTAAAATATACAGGGTATGTAGGAGTATTGGATGCTTCGCCAGATGGCACAACTAAGTATGTAGAAGATTTTGGTGGAAACTTATTTAGAGCAATAGGATATTTTAGAAAGTGAGGTGTAAATAATGGCGTTTAGCAATACCAACTACACAAATTATTTGATTAACAATGCGACTTTAGTTCCTTCTGAATCGGTTTGGTCACCTGTAATAGATACAACGCATGATATGCGCATTGTTTTGCAGATAGATTCAACCACTGACCAGTCATATGATCCGCCTGCAAATCCATCTCAAAGCTTCAAAGTCGCATTGTATAATATTGCATATCTTGACACGCAAGACACAACACCAGTTTTAACAAAAAGCGTAACAGTTTTTGGCGACAGAGGAATAGGTTCGGTATATTTTGACACAATAGGATTTTCGAAAGTAAGAGTACAAATAATAAACAACAATGATTTTGGTGTATATCTAACGGTTAGATTAACGGAGGCGAAATTACAATGATAGCAAGGTCTCGCACATTTGAAGTGTTTGAAGGTAGTACTTGCACTATTGCTTATTATGTTGTTGATGCCGAAGGAAACGCTCTGGATGCTGAAAGTGCTTCAGGAAAATTGTATGATAGTAATATGTCTGTGCTTGCTACACTTGATCTTTTAGAAGATACAACTGGTGTTTTTAAAACAACTATTGATACCACATCGCTTGGTTTGAACGAAGGAAAATATATCATTGAATTTACATGTTTAGCAAATGGTAATTCTTACGCAAGACGTGATTATCTGAACGTGCGAAAGTTCTTATAAGGGGGAATGCAAATGTTTTTCGACCAATTAGCGAAAAAGAGATTCAAGCTTGAAAATGATTCAACATTATTCAACACATTTCAAGGAAGAGTTAAGAGCACTAATTTCAATTATACTACGTTAGACACGCCACTTGGTGATTTAAAAGTAACTCCTGCTGCTGGAGACAGGATTGGTTCGAGGCGCTTTCACATAAAGACTTCTACAGGGGAGACTGATAACCCTTTTTGATTCCGCTTCCACAATCTTGTGGTTCAAGCGGATATGGTTTTTTTATTGTAGGAAAAGAAGGCACAAACTATGGCAAGCAGGTATGGCTTGCTACTCGCAGTAAAATAACAAAAATATTTGAAGTAAATGATGGATACATAGTAGCAGACAGCAGATACAATACAGTAAACTATTCGAACAATTTAATTGCATTGCACATAAGATATCTTGAACCACATTCTTCTGAGTTTAAATTTTATTATGATGGCATTGTGATAATAGATGCAACTGGTCGTGTTGTTGGTTCTTTCATGTTCAGAGACCTTGCAAAGTTCATTTGCGATATAATAATGAAGCACATGAAGCATTGGAAATATTTCAAAATGTATTTTGGTGTTATGAATCAAGCTATACTTACGAAACAAAGATATATAATGTCTTTTCCAGATACTTCACCGCGCGGTTTACAATTAATTACGATTTCTTCTGAAGGCGGGTTTATAACAGATATACATCCTGAATACAAGCCTGAAAACAAGATACCTGCTGGACTATTCGCGTATAATTTTTCAATAGACCAAGGTGAACAAGCAGAAATATATCGTGATTTTTCTGTTGAAAATGCTTTTAATTTTGAACAAACGCAGACTTATATGCCTTTACCTACTTCACCTTATGTTAGTGCTTATGTTTACATTCTTGGTGAAGATTTTGATAAAGTTTTTGTGTTTGAGCCTATTGCAGTTCTGCCGAAGGCAGTCTTGGATGCTACTGCTTTTGACTTAGAAGAAAAGGTTATAGATGCAAGCAAAGCACTAAGAGGAGACGAAAGTTTAATTGGCGCATTTGGTTTTTATTCACGTGGTTTTTACAACCAATGGTTTATTACACCTAATTATGTTGGTGCTATGTCGGTACAGTTTGTTGGCTGGGATAGTGGCATAACTGCATTTAAAATAGATGCACGTAGAATAGATGATGTTTTAGACATTGCGCGACCTGCTTATAGAACTATTAGCGATCCTGAATTCAAAGCGCTTGTCATGTATATTGAGTATTCAAAATACAGGGACCAATTTGTGCTTAGTGATTTAGGCGGTGCAATAGAGATTTTTTGGCGTTTAGGTCCACCTATGTGGATGTATTCAGTTTATGATATGTATGCAGGGCTTATTACATATGTTTCGGTTGAATATGAGGATGCAGTTCATTTTCTAAACGACACGCCTATTTATGTTGGTGATTTAGAATTTAAGATTTCGAACTATACTGCAAAGATATTGCGTAGAGGGAAAGACGCTTACATATTTGGTTGGGATTCAACAGAAGGTACATATAGGTTATATAAGGGCACATGGGGTCTTGAAACTGTACGTGAATTTGATAGAGCAAAATATTATGTTGGTCCAGAGATTATGATTGGTAAGAATGGAAAAGATGTTTTCTTATTTCAAGGCATTTCTAAGCAAAAAGAAACATTTCCTATGATACGCTACAAAGATTTGATAGCGAAAGATGAAGTAATGCCTTCGAAAATAATAGGCACAAATGCTTTCTTAGCTTTGCGTAAAGATGGTGATATTGAGAACGCACCACTCTTTTCTCTCATATTTTATGGCTGGACATCACAAAATAATAAAACTATGACTGATGGGGGTATATCGATTATCGATTACTATCCTGTAGGCGTTTTAGGAAATTTTGTGATAAAAGGTTACGTTGATAATATAGTTGGTGCGTTTAATTCTGCTTTTGTTGAGATGAATGATGTTTATTCTAAGAAATATTTATTTGCTGACTTCAATGGTTGGATAAACGAATTGAAAGATTTTTGGTGTGAAGAGAATTGGTATGTAAGAAAAGTTAAAGAATTTACTACTTTCGACAAATTTTTAGCTGATAGTTTCGAATATGATACAATAGATATAGTGAATGCCAACAAGAGACTACAAGTTTTGAAGTTTCTTGAAGGGGAGGTAATATAAATGGTTTATGTATATCGTCCAGCAAGAAAAGATACGTTAAAATATGATGTATCGGCTGGAGCAACTACGTGTGTAGTCGATGGTGATGTGTCGGCTATTGCATATTACCAAACAGGCAAGAAAGTCGTGCTTACTTCAGGCGATACGTGGGAAAAGTTAGAGGTGCAAGGTATTGCTTATGATGATGTAGCAGGCGAAACCACAATCACATTCACTACTGCGACTGATAACGCTTATTCTGCTGGTGCATATATTTATGGCTTGTCTGACGTGAAATTGCAGGTAGGAAGGCTTGATGGTGATGATGAAACGACTTCGTTTAGTGTTGCTGCACAACCGAATGAAGTGCGATTATATAATTCTGCGAGTCCATATGGAATAGTATTGCAGGAAAATGATCCACCAACAGGAAATCAATGGAAATACAATTCAAGCACGCAACAAGTTGAACTTGGTTTTACGCCAACAACAGGCGATACGGTGGTTGCGTTTTCAGGCGAGACATGGATATTCAATGATGGTTTTCTTGCTTCCGAGCTTTCAGAAACTATGGAAGAAGAGATATTTCTTGAACCAGATATTGATTATGACTGTATCTATGTTGGTTTTAGCGAGTATGCTTCCGCTGATGTTACTTCAACTTGGTTGAGTATTGGGAAAGAGATAGCGCAAGGACAATGGGAATACTATAACTACCATACCTTCTGTGGATATTCTGCTGGTACTATGTTCAGGGCAAAAGTTAAAGCACAACTTCTTAATGCGAATGCGGAGATTTATAATTACTACAACATTGCATTGTATCTTGGGCATATAGTTATGCCAACAAATTAAGGGGTGATATGAATGCCTGTAATTAAGACATTACCGCTTAAAATAGGTTCAGGAACGCTTTCTGCAAGCACAACTTCAAGTTTTCACGGTACAGATGTATCAGATTATGTAACAGTTGGTATTGATTTTGAGTTTTCTACGGCTGCAACTGAAGGAGAAGTTTATTTAAAAATTTATGGTTGTAATGATTATCAATATTCAACTAATACAAAATTCAACATAATAACTTACAAATTTGATCTGCTTAGCACTTCGCAACATTTTGCGGTAAAATGTTTAGAATTTAGAAACCTTGCTGTTAGTGTTGTAAATAATACTAATGCTTCGATAACCTATTCAATAAAAATGGTGGGTGTGAGGTTAACGTGAAGGTTCGAAGCGTTGCTAATGACGGTCTTCTTGTGTATGTTGATTTATATGCAGAAGAGCCGTACGAAAAGGTAGTTGAATTGCGTTTCGAGCATGAGACAGATGAACATTATACTGCGCAACTATGGGGCAATTATTTGCCTTTGTATTTTATGTATGATGAAACCAGAAACGTTGATAGAGTTTTTATAAAATTGCCATATCTTGAAAGCAGAATGGTTTTACCAATTTACTTGGAAAGAACGCTTGTGAACAGAATGGTTTTTAATGAGCCGTTATTCTTGCTTTATGATAGAGGCAAGATGCCACAGTATGTAATCGGCAAATCTGGTGATTATCATATAGACCAAGAAGGATTTCATTTAGTTAATGGTGTTATAGCGCTCAATTATATAGGCGCATTACCTTTAAAGGTAAAAATGATGTTAGCAGACCCTTCTTTTAGTGCTACATTTGATTTGTTTGACCCGATTAATCTACTGAAAAAATGGACCGTTGATATAAACAATGGTGTTTTAAGCATAAACGGGGCACAAGTTACTACACTAACACAAGGTTTGCGTGAAATTGATTTTGGGATCAGTAACAACAAGCTTGCACTTGCTTTTTACGAGAACGATGAGCTTGTTTATACTGTTACCAACACAACGCCTTTAAATGAAGTTGCAGACCCTGATATCACAATAATGCAAGTATCTGGGCAGAATGTAATCGTCGAAGACTATATGGTTTTAGCTTCAGCACCTGAACCTGTTGTTATTGCAGGCTATCAAGAATATACTGACATTTTGGAGCTGATTACTTCAGGACAACCAAAGCTTAACTATCCACAGCGCAATGGCATGTCGGTTACGATCGGTGAAAAATTTACTGATACATTTACAAGTATAAGAAAAGTTGCTTCTGCGCAAGATTTTCAGGTGAACGGTAATAAGATAGTCGTAGGTGAATATCATGTAAGCGACAGTCCAATTGAGCTTGTGATAACTGAAGACGTAGATGGTAGATTTGGCTGTGAACTGATAGTCACGCAGGATATTACTGATGATTTTGGTGCAGAACTTAAACTGGTTACTATAGTTGAGGAAGCAAATGCTGGAATAAAAATAACTATTCCTTCACTCGATATATGGTATTATGGCATTCTGAATGAATTACGAGAATGGTTTGAAAATAGTTATCCGACAATCAGAAGCATTCAAGGGTTTGATGAAGCGTATCAAGGAATAAGGGTTACTGTTACTATGCAGGATTTTGAGGAAGTCGCAAAATATGGTGTATTCATGGATATAGAAAAATTCAAGGAAACGATAGTTGATTACCTTGTAGTCGCGATGAAAAAGTATTATGGTTTTGCAAAAGTTGTACCTGCACAAGAGAGTGGTGTTAGCATAATTGCTGATTACTATACTGTGGAGGTGAACGCATATGAGGAATGATATCGAACTTAAACAATTTCAGGAAAAAAGATTTGAAATAGAAAGTGGTAAGTTATATGTTTTAAAATTGAATGCAGATAAGCTTACAGAAGTTGATATTGTGTTTATTGCTGGCGATGATATAGTTGCTTCTATGCAAGTACTCGTTGACATTCATGGAATACGCTTGCCTATTCGTGCGCTTGGTGAAACGATTGCACTAACAAACCTTACTGATGCACAAGTATATGGTTATATGGAGGAATTGACATGACTGTAAAGGATTTAAAATCAGGTGCAGACTTAAAACGTGTTTTGTGCGAAATAACAAGTGGAACAACTGCTACTGTTGGTGAAGCACCTGCGGAAGTAAGGCTTTTCAGTCCTACCCATCCAAACGGTGAAATAATAGACGGATGGACTTATGATCCGCAGACTGGTCTGTTAACTATACCAAATGCACCGCAAGCGGGCGAAGAAGTGGTTGCTTTTTCGAGCGGTGATTATATATTCAATACGCTTTCCATGATAACTAACATTGCTGGTTATGATAAAATCGAAAGTGGAATAGTTATTCACGATCCTGATTACAGGCTATTAAATCTTACGGTTGATATTGCAGGACCAAATTACCTTACACCGACCGTAAAATGGTATGATGATACAGGTGAATACGATTTTCCGTACACGCTTACAGAATTGGCAAGGGATACAGCGCTTTCGTTGAAAGTGAGGATATACTTGGGCACAGAAACATTTGGGAACTATAGAGACTTGTGGCTCAAAGTTTCTTGTGCTAAAGCGAGGGACAACTGATGAAGTTGAATATAAACAGGTTTTTATTCGACTGCGGTAAGCCGTTTCGAGACGAAGCATGGTTCTTCTGTAGCGTGCGAAGCATAAAACCGTCAAGAAAACTGTACACCATCCACTTCTTACAATTTACTGATGAACATTCATTCACGCCAACTTCTATGCTTTTTTCGCCACAAGCAGGGCAAAAAAGCCCCTACTATTCAACCAATGATGAAACTATTTCATTTTATCCTACTGCGTTTGGAGCGTGGAAATATGTATGAAGGCAGATATAGAATCATAGTGAATCCGAATACGGCTAACGAAAAGATATATGAAAACAAGAACATGATATTGCGTAGAGCAAAAACATATGCGTTTGGTGGACCATTATGGGCAAAATATCCACAGAATGAAAAAAAGATAGCTTTTTATGTTTTTAATAATTATTTAGACGATAACACTTTAAGAAATATGTATTTTAGTGGTGAGCATAGCGACTGTGGCGCTCTTGGTGTATTTATAGGAATTTTCGATAAGCTGGTAGATTTGTCTGGAGATGAGTTGACAATTACTTCAACAACAGATGTAAAGACAGGACCAATAGATATTCATGGCATTTGTATTGAATGGTTTTATGAAAAAGATTACGGTTTGTACATAACAAAATATTATTATCCAATAGCCGTTTCGCGTATTAACCCATATCTTTCACTTTCGGATACAGATACTTATGTTGTTCAGTACGTATTGAAACTGAGGTGGTAAAATGCAACTGACACAAGCAAAAGTTTTTAAGCTTCTTGTACATAAAATGCCTTTATTTGAGATATCTGATATTAATAGGGGACCTTTGTTTTACCCAAGGTGCAGGTTTACATTCGTTCCTAAGAATAGCAAGATAATGTGGTTTTTACCACTTAGTACGTACTCTTTTTCGGAAAGTAGTTTTTCAGCTTCAATGACGAAAGCTTGTTTGACGTATTATAAAACTTTAAATTCTTCGGGTGTTATTGTTAATTCAGTCAACCCGTTTTTATATGCTTACTACTACTATGTAAGTGCTGTTTCTACTAGCTACTATCGCTACTATGCTTCATATTTTCCTGCAGAAGAGATATATGACAAGACAGTTTCATCAGTATTTAACACAACAACCATGCCTTCAACGACAGATGAATTTCTCACGTTTTCCGCTGAAGAGTTAGGACAGTCTCTTGCAAAAGTTTCTGTTCAATTGCTTGGTGGTTGGGCTTACAATCAAAACGAACATTCAAGCAGAGCAGTTCATTACGTATTGAAAATAACAAAGAGTGGAGGATTAAATGAGGCGGAATTTGTATGGACTAAACTTCCGATAAACATAACACCAGCTTATTATAAACCGAATAAAACGAGTATTTATTCTGAAAGCATTCCAATGTATTTTAACGATTCGAGTACCATTCGATGTTACAACTTAATTGATCCTGGTTCATACACAAGAAGTACTTTATTTTTTATAGACAGCTCCGCAATTTGGGCAGAATCACGCAGACGTGTTCCTTCTGTAAAAGATGTTTACGTATATCTTGCTTTGCGCCCAGACAAGAGAACTGTTGTTGCATTTGAAACGCCTTACGAGTTTGAACCAGAGAAGATTTTTGAAACTACTTTGTCATTTGATGCTAAACAGGTGACGTGGTTTAATAATAAAATAATCGTTTTAGAAGACAAAGACCCTTATGCCATTCACATACTTGATTTAGACGGCACTGTAACCAAAGTCGCAGACACTACTATACCACAAGGTTCCAATGTTTTGCTTGTAGCACATCCAGACCAAGATGTATGTTATTTATTTTCAGAAAACGAGCAGTGGATTTTATATAGTGATCTAACACATGAGACAACAACTTTCGATTTAACAGGTTTGATTAGCTTTAATCATTTACAGTTTGATATAGATGGCTATGTTTGGTTTGATGGCAGTAAGAGAGACAAGCAGTTGCTTACAGAAGTTTTAAACGTGCCTAATGCAAGGTGTAATTACACATATATTGCAGTCGATAATGGTGATGGGACTTATTCCGCATATCATCTTGATGGCACTACTCCTATTTACAACTTGCCTACAGAAGCTATGAGCGTGCTTTTCTGGTCAGGTGTTGCCTACCGGTATCCACAGAAGGTTGTCGTGCCTTACAATGCTACTGATTTACAGCTTCTTTCGCAGAATGGTGATTTGTTAAATCCATACTGGTATGGTTGGGATGGTACGCAATGGGTACACTATGATGGTTCAAATGCGCGCCTAATAGACAGCACGACTATCGAACTTGAAGACGGTGTACAGCTAACATTTGATTTTTCGAATGGTGGCTTTGCACAAGATGAGTATATTTACTTCACTGTTGCGGAAGGAATAATCAAAGATGCGCTTTCAGAAGTTGAGATAAAGCGCGTATTTGACTTGCGTTTTTGGGAATATCATTATATTGACATTTCGCTTTCGCTCTCAAACTCTGATATAATAGACAATGGTGATGGGACATATTCATACTATATTCCTGAAGCATCTAACACGACATTTTGGGAATTAGACACATTCTTGGCAAAGGCTACATTCGATGATCCAGAGCAAAATGGTTCGGGTATGGGCGCAGAGATTGTTACTGACAGTGGTGACCTTGCTTCAGGCAAAGTGCTTGTAGATACAGCAACTGGCAAACTCACATTTGTGCAGGATGATATAGGCAGAACATTCCAAATGCACTACTATGTTATTGTTGATGTTGATTGTCCTTATTAAGGAGGCTGAGATTGATGGTTAAGCTTTACAAAGATACAACCTCGCTTAAGTATGTTGTAGGTCAAGCAAGTAATACAGACATAATACCTTGTTCAGAGCAACCGAATGAAGTGCGTATATACAGCGAAAGCAATCCTAACGGCGTGCTTTTAACGCTAAATGTTGATGCCACGCTTGGTCCTGATGAATGGGAGTGGGATGATACAAATAAAGAAGTACATTTAGGTGAAGTGAAAGCAGATACGATAGTATGTTTTGCTGGTAGTACTTGGCTTTATAACAATGTGCCTGTTCCTGTGAATAGTGATTCTGTTGAACAAGTAAGAGTAGTTAATGAATCAACGACTTTAGTCGCACAGAACGTTACTTTATCTGGCTATGAGATATTTGACTATTCAGGTTCTGAACCAACAATACTTACATTTTCGATAGATGGAAGTACTTACTCTCCAAGTTTGAATGTAGGCAATTTAGAGCCAAGCACTGAAACGATGGTGTACGTAAAAGCGACTGCAGGAAGCAATCCTGTAACGCTTAGAAATGTTGCTATTCGTTTGCAATATACTCTTATTTTTAAGGAGTGATATTCGTGATATTTTTTGATTATCACGGGCATTTCTGGGATTTATGGCGTGAAATTCAAAACACAAAGATTGAAGACTGCATAGTTGTTGATATGAATAATCATCCTGTTATTTGCGGTTTTGCAGCGTTAGCACTCTATTTCGCACAAAGAAATGTGATAATTTACCTTTACAATGTCGGGAAGGTTTGTGATAAAGTGAAAGAATATATGGAAAAAGCAGACCCTTGCAATCTTTATGTATTCGAAGATAAGCCTGACTTTTTAGGAGGAAGTGAGAATGGCATGGTTAAGTGATTATAGATATCGTAAAAAAATTACAATTACAGGTTCACAAGGAGCAGGAACAGGTTATCAAGTGTTGCTTAATGTTGGTGAAAGTAGCGGTTCTGTTGGTGCGGACTTTCATCTTGAAAACCACTTTTTTGATTTTCCTAATGATATCCGCTTTACATCAAGCGATGGAATTACTGAATATAGTTATTGGATAGAAGAGGTAACGGGCACAGCACCCAATAGGACTGCGAAGATTTGGGTCAAAGTTGATGAAAGTTTGGATACTGACGCAACTGTTTGTGTATATTACTATAAGGAAAATGCTACTGGCGCAAGTAATGGTGATGATACTTTTTTACTTTTTGATGATTTTGAGGGTACAATTTTAGATACTGAAAAATGGAATATTGTGGTGAATGAAGGCACTCTCGAGGTAACTAATGGGTATTTGCGAATGTATAGACCAGAAAAAAAGAAGATTGAAATAGCGTCTAATATTTTGTTGAATGGTAGTATAGCTTTGGAATTTAAACATAAAATATTGCAAAGCAACTACTATTTCGGAAGTTTTTATTATGGTGATTCTACATATTCAAGTATA